CTGTTCGTGTACCACAAACCGATGTAGTACCTTTAAACGTTACTTATTCACAAGTAACTGCAACCATGACCGACTATATCGCCGCTGAATATAGCGATATTTTCCATCAGCAACGTGTTAACTTTAACGAGCGTCAAGAGCTTGTTCAGGTCGTATCCGGTGCTATTGGCCGTCGTATGGACCAAGTAATTATTGACGCATTAGTCGCCGCATCAAGCACCGGTACAGTCGCTAAGACTGTTGCCGATGACGGTTCGACCGGTTCAGCATCAAACCTAAACGTTGGTAAACTTCGCGCCGCCAAGAAGGCTTTGGACGCAAAGAACGTACCAATGGAAGGCCGTACTATCGTTCTCCACGCGAACAACTTGTCCGCCCTGTTAGGTCTAACATCCGTGACCAGCTCTGACTTTAATACAGTTAAGGCTTTGGTAACTGGTGAAGTAGATACCTTCCTGGGCTTTAAGTTTGTGACCCTGGGTGATCGCGATGAAGGCGGCTTGCCACTTTCATCTTCTGATCGTACTGTATTCGCATTCCATCGCGATGCAGTAGGCATGGCAATTGGTCTCAATCAAACTAGCCGTGTTGACTATATTGCTGAGAAAACTTCTTTCTTAGTGGCATCTATGTTCAGCGCTGGTTCAGTATCAATTGATTCTGACGGCATTGTTAAAATCACTTGCACCGAATAAGGAGACTAGATCATGGCATTTTCAAGAGATAATTTTGGTCCAATCGGCAACGTATCTAAGCGCGGCAATGCTCCAGTAATGTGGGGTTATAAAAGCGCTGATGCAATCGCTACCGTAAACACTTCCGGCTACTTTGATTCTGTATCGGATTTGGTTACTGTTGGCGATATGATTTATTGCTTTGACACCGCTACACCAACTGCAAATTTAGTCATTGTTTTAAGCAATGCTTCAGGCGTAGTCGATGTATCCGATGGCACCGCAGTAACCGTAGCTGACGCAGACTAAGCAGTAGTAATAAGTCCGGGCGGATCAATCCGCCTGGATTTTTATCATTAAAGGATTGTTATGGCGTCGGGTGATACAAAACTATCAATATGTTCTGATGCTCTTATTTATCTAGGGCAAAAACCACTAACGTCATTTTCAGAAGTTTCTGATTCGTCGCAGATTTGCGACCGTCTTTATGACGACATCCGGGACATGGTTTTGTGTATGTATCCCTGGAGCTTTACCCTAAAGAAAAGCCAGCTTGCCCGTTTGGTAGATACCCCGGCATTTGGCTGGAAATACCTTTATCAATTACCCGGTGATCGCATCGCTGGCGTTCGCGCCGTCCATGCGGATGACACCGTTAACTATCCGGCCACCGTTGAGTTTGACGTCCAGCAAGATAAATTGCTGACCAACATTGAAGAGGCCTGGATCGATTACCAATACCGCACACCTGAAAGCGAAATGCCTAGCTATTTCGTCAATTTCTTGAAGTACGCCCTGGCCGCTAATTTTGCTCAGATGGTAACTGACCAGCTTACAAAAGCTGAGTATTACCAGCGTTTAGCATTTGGATTGCCGGAAGAGAATATGCGCGGCGGATTCTTCCGCCAGGCAATGACCATTGACGCACAAAGCCGTCCGTCCGTTACATTGGATAACCAGGACGCATTCCCGCTTATCAATGTACGGTTTGGATAATGCCACGTTCAGTTCTCATTCAAACCAATTTTGTAGTCGGTGAATTGGACCCGCTCTTGCGCGGCCGCATTGACTTAAATCAATATTACAACGCACTTCAAAAAGCTACTAATGTAGTAATCCAACCCCAGGGCGGCGCACGTCGTCGTGAAGGTTTGCAATACATTGACACTTTGCCGGCTAACCTGGCAAGCCAGGCACTTAAACTTGTGCCGTTTCAATTTAACGTACTTGATTCCTATATGTTTGCGATCGTCCCTGGGCGCGTTTACATTTATAAGAACAAGGCGCTTATTACCAATATCAACGGATCAGGCAACAACTACCTGGCCGTGGCCAGCTTTACGTCCGGCGTTATTCCAGGACTAAAATTTGCCCAGTCAGCCGATACAATTATTTTTGTCCAAGAAGATTTAGCGCCAGTCAAGTTTGTACGCGGCGGGACTGACGCGAGCTGGACCGTTTCGACAATTGCGTTTGATGAGATCCCGTCGTATGCCTATACGCTAACGGTGACAACTCCAACATCCGGCCATCTAACCCCATCGGCAACAAGCGGCAACGTTACCCTTACGTCGCAAAATTCGTTTTTTGCAACGAGTGACGTTGGGCAATATATCAATGCTGAACCCCAGGGACGGGCAAAGATTGTGCAATTCGTAAGCAATAATAGCGTCAAAGCCATTGTTGAGATTCCGTTTTTTGATACCAGCAATATCGCCCAGGGCAACTGGGAGATTGAGCGCGGATATGAGGCGTCCTGGAGCGTAAGCCGCGGATGGCCAAGATCAGTAACATTCCACGAAGGCCGTCTATTTTTTGCCGGTGCCAAGTCCAGGCCAACCACCGTATGGGGATCTCGCGTATCGGATTTCTTTAATTTCCAATACGGCGAAGGATTGGACGATGAAGCCGTAGAGGCAACCATTGACACGTCGCAACTCAATACGATTACCGATATTTATTCGGGCCGTGACTTGCAAATCTTTAGTATTGGCGGCGAGTTTTACGTCCCCCAGGCAACCCTGGAACCAATTACGCCGACTAACTTTATTATTCGCACGTCAACCAAAATCGGCGCAAAGAATAATTTCCCAGTTATTGGCCTGGATTCCGGAACCTTGTTTTTGCAACGCCAGGGCAAATCCGTTAACGAGCTATTGTTTACCGATACCGAGGCAACCTACATTGCCAATAACGTGACATTACTATCCGGACACCTGGTCAAGAACCCAGTCGATATGGCTCTTAACCGGGCAACGTCAACTGACGATACCGATCGTTTATATGTCGTTAACGGCGATGATGGAACGATTATGTGTATTTCATTGCTGAGATCGCAAAGCGTTATTGCACCATCGGAATTTACAACTGATGGACTATTTAAGGCCGTGGCCGTTGACGTCAATACGGTTTACGTCATTGTGGCCAGGAGTGTCAATGGATCAACCGCCTATTACGTTGAAGCATTTAATCGCGATCTGACAATGGATAGCGCTAAGTTTGCTAATACTAGCGGCGCATCTGCATCTATGTCTCACCTGGTAGCCAAGACAGTTAAAGTAATTCGCGATGGCATCCTGGAAGCTGACAAAACGGTACCAGGTGGCGGCACAGTTACATTCTCAACGGCCGCAACTGCATCCTGGCAAGTCGGTTTGAATTACAACATTAACCTAAAAACTATGCCAGTCGAGGCAAAGATGGCGTCGGGTAATATCCGCGGATTTAAAAAGCGGATTATGGAGATCAATGCGGATGTATTTCAAACCCAGTCAATGACTATCAATGACAATCCTATTCAGTTTAGACAATTTGGATCGAACGTATTAGATACGGCAATTCAGCCATTTACCGGAGTTAAGAAGGCCGGCCCATTGCTAGGATTCGATAAAGAGGGAACAATAACGGTAACGCAAGGCGAACCGTTAAAGTTCAATTTGTTAAACATGGAATTTAAAGTTTCGATAGGACAATAATCATGGAAGTCGCAATTGCCGCAATGCTTGTAAGCGCCGTTGGCCAATATCAACAAGGTCAAACGCAACAGAAAATTTATAATGCCCAGGCACAAGCCGCTCAACAACAGGCGGACTTTCAAGCCCAGCAAGTAACAATGCAAGGCAGAACCGAAGCCATTCGCGCCCAGCAAGAGGGACTAAAAACGTTGACAAACATTAACCGAACAATCTCTACGGTAAGAGCTAGAGCTGGCGCCGGAGCAATTGATCCGTTTGGCGGATCGGCTGGCTCATTGCAAACATACGCATTGCGTGAAGGTTATACCGAGTTCAATATCTCCCAGGAGAATGCAAAGCTGGCCCAGTCATCCGCCGGATTCCAGGCAAATATCTACAAATACTCAGGCCAGCAAAACGCAAATATTATGCGCGCATCCGGTGAAGCCGCGGCCCAAGCTGGTATGTATCAGGCAATTGGCACAGTCGGCCAGGCTGGCATGATGTATTCATCTGCCGGCGGACCCAAATCTAAATATTCACTATTTGGATAATAATCATGGCCGATAGACTTCCACGATACCAACAAACCGGCATAGCGATAGATCCGTATCGCGCGGCCGCTTTACCCGCAATTGAATATGCGCCACTAAGCCGCGAAATGAGAAATCTTTCCCAGGCACAACAGGGTGCATTGGATCGCGTTATTACATTTGCCGGCAAGATTGGTATGGAACAGGCCGAAGAAAAAGGTCGGGCATCCGTACAAACTGCTGAACAGGCTCGCCAGGTATTAGAAGATACCCAAAAAACCGGTATGCCGCGTAGTGTTTACGATAAAGCCGCTTATGACCAGGCGAATGAACTTGTTGCATTGCAATTGCAAAACGATGGTCGCAGACTTTTAAGCGAAAAAGTTAACGCATTTAAAAACGATCCTAATTCTGACCCAATTCAGTTTTTAGCAGAAGCCTCTGACGTACGAGACGGCCTGGAATCGCTGACAACTTTATTGGATCCAAAGCTAAAGGGTCGAGTATCCAACGATTTGGATCGTATTAAAAATGTCTCATTCCTGGAAATATCAGAGCGTCACAATGACCGTGTTGCCCAGCAATTAAAAGCAACAACGCTGGCCGGTTTGGAGCAACGTAGCCAGGACGTAATCAGGATTATGAGTAGCGGCGTTGCAAATGCTGAGACTATGCTATTTCAGGAATTGCAAACTATTAAACAGTTTGGAATATCCGGCGGATTTTCTCCCCTGGAGATTGAGCGCGAAATGCAAAAGATTGGCGAGCAAGCTCACATTGCGCGCTTTAGAAAAGAATATGAGAAAGCACCAAACAAAGCAGAATTTTTAAAGCGGGTACAAGCTGATCTCGGAGCTGGTCCCATTGGCGAGCTATACGATAAAGAAGGTAATCCACTCAAACAGAATCGCATTACCCGCGGCATCGATGTAAACCGCATGGGCGCCCTGGTCAATGAGATCGAGGCAGACTTGCGCGCCAGGGACGCACAATTTAGAGCATTGCGTACTGAATTGAAAACAGACGTCACAGAATCATTGCGGATTATTTCTCTTGGCCAGGTGCCAAGTGAAAGCGTAGTAACAGAGATCCAGGGCCGCGCCCGTCGTTTAGGATTACCCGACAATGATCCGACAATGCGCCAGGTTAACTATTTGAGCGTACTGCGCCAGCAATCAATTGCGTTTAATAAAATGTCACCAATTCAATTGGGTGACTGGATTCGTGATGCACAAAGCAAAACAACTGGTGGCGCAACACTAGAACAAGCAATGCTTATTGATGTAGCGCAAAAATCCTTTAACCATAAAACCAATATGCTGGAGAAGGATCCAGTCGGTTATATGAATCAAACCGGTGCGGCAGAAGTTAAAACCCTTAACTTTGCGGCTTCACCAGTCGATTTAGTCAAGCAAATTGGCGAGCGCGTAACGCAATCCAAATCGTTTGCGGCCAGCATGAATGTATCGCCAAAATATTTCTCCCAGGATGAAGCTGGTGCGCTTACAACATTCTTGCAAACCGCTACTCCCGATCAGCAAATTGTATTGCTTGGCGTAATGAACCAGGGATTCGGAAAAGATTCAGGCAATGCTATGAATGAGCTTTCCAAGTTTGCTCCTGAGTTTGCTCATGCTGGCGGACTGGTTATCTCAGGTGCTAACAGACAAACCGTTTACGATGCGCTCAATGGTATGCGTCAAGTCCAGGCTGGCAATAAACCGTTTGAAGGTACTGGCGACGCGGCAACGAAGAGAAATGTTATCGCCGATCAACTTGGCGGCGCTTATGCGTTCGCACCTAAGACACGTGCCGCGATTGTTTCAACTGCTAACAATATTTATACCCAGCGCGCAATCGTGGCCGGCAAGACAGTATTCGATGAGGATATGTATAAACAAGCATTCCAGGAAGCATCCGGCATGACCATGGCAAAAAATGGTAAAGCATACGGCGGCATCATTGAGTATCGCGGCACACGGATTCCAATTCCGAATAACATTGCTCAGGATAGTTTTAAGGAC